ACCATTACACATAACAGGGAATACCAAACTTCTTTGTTTTCCTGTCAGTACTCTATACATTTAATCACCTCACGAAATTGCATCTGCTATAGTTGTGGCTATCTTGCCATTAGGGAAAATCTTAGCAATTTCAAATGTCATGGAGAAACTAATGTCTATTGTTTCTGAATCAATAGTACAATCGAAATTTCGTATGAACCCCTTTAGGCCCTCGTCAGTACTTGCCGTAGGGAAGGGACTAGAAATAACTGTACCATAGTTATCAAGAGTTGAATCTGCACCCCTAGAGGCATAGTTGAAAGGTATTGAAACCGAAGTAGAAGTACCTGCTCCTGCATCTACTCCCCTTTGTCTTCCCTTTTCATCTACCTTAGAATCATACAAAAACAATAACTCGTTCACTGATTGATAGGGTTGTAATCCAGTAGAGTCTACGCTAGAGTGAATCATCTGCGCTACTTCGATAGGAGTATATATTTTACTTCCTGTAGTCGCATCATCTTCTTCCCAAGTTTTTGTAATCACAGTATCAGTAATGAATCCCTGTAGTGTAATTGATTTGGAAGCCATACCTAAATCCAATGCGGCAGTAATTGATTCTCCACTTAATGCTCCAGATAGAGGGACATCAACCGAAGGTATTGTTTTATTTGTTGCTATTGTTACGCTAGTAACTTTCAAAGGTATGGTATTTACTGATAGGTCTGCCACTTGATAGGCTCCGAATTTTAAGAAAACTACATGGTCTAAACTACTCATAATATCAAATTCCTGTTGTCCTAGAAGAAGTACTTCTGTTAATTTCTTTGTTAATCATTTGCCCTACTTTTTGAGCAATCAGCCTTAGTTCACTATCCGAGGCTCCTAGTCTGCCTTGGACATTCACAGTGATGTTGTTTCCACCACCACTGCTAACCATACTTTTAGATTCTTGATTAGAATGTACTCGGCTTCCTTTTGGTAGTCTTACTAATTCTGGACCTCTTTCTCCAACTAAAGAGAGGCCGCTCTTAGTCACACCACCGTTTGCGAATGGGTTTATTGCCGCAAGAAATGCTCCAGTTAGCGTTACAAACAAACCAGTTAGAAGGAACGGAAGCGCCGCAACAAAAGTCGCTATCGCGCCAGTCGCTAATGCGAAAAGGACTAGACCAGTTAAAATTGCGCCCACTACTATCATGCCAAAACCTAATAGATTTATCATTGTTACAACTTTTTCTTCTATTGAATTACCATAATCACCTACAATAGCCTGTATTGCACCCAAAAGAGGGGAAAATAATATGAGAAGTAATCCCCCGAAGACTTCCAAAAGACCATATCCCATTGTTAAAAATGCATCAAATACATCTGTCAATGAGCCGCCTTGAAATATAGCCTCATACATCGCTATACCTCCTTCTACTATTGCACCAATCCCCGAAGCAACTAGTTTTAATCCTCCAGTAACAACTGTAAGAATACCTTTAGCCCATTTTTCTAACGACTTACCATTTAATCCTAGACCTTTTAATAGCCTAACTAATAAAAACAATGCAACTAGTCCAGCAAATATTACAAATGCTAATTTACCAAATAACAATAAAGATACGGCAAAGAACATACCTGCCTTTTTCATTACCTTGTCTGTTCTTTTAGCAAAAGACACCCCCTTACTACCCAACCACGACCTATATCGTGACAACTTCTTTTTATTGTTGAGTTCCTTTTTAACAGCAATTGAACTCTTAGAAATAAAAGAGACTAATTTAGATTGAGTAAAGAATTTCTTTAGGGTTAAACTATCTGGCCCTTGGGGAGCAGTACCTAGCAATCTATTCTTTCTAGTTTGAAACGCAGGGCCTTGGAATCCTGAAATGGGGCCGTTTGCCAATTCCATCACGGTTTCTATTTGCTCTTTATGTTTCCTAAAAGAACCACCAACTCCATAGAGAACCTTACCTATAAAGCCCTCTTTGTTACCTCCCGCTAAAGGCTTCAAAATAAACTTATCAATTCCGGATAGTAATCCGTCCATACGATTTTTAAAGATAAAATAGCCCGGAACACCATACATCATTTTGTGGAAGAAACCAGCCCCTCCAGTAGTTCTTCTTAAAAACCCCTTATCTGTACTACCAATAAACCTACTAAGTATTGTTTCTACTTCCTTTACTTCCTCAGTAGTTTTTTTAGCAGATTCCCCCAAAGTTTCCATTGCTTTGCTTTGTGCTTTCATAGCAGTACTAGATGCTCTTAGAATAGTAAGCATCTCTTTTTGAATTTTAACCAAGGCCCCCATACCTGTGCCGAGCCTTTCAAGATTCAATTCAGCCATAGTATCACTTCGCCTTATTCATTTCCTTATTCATTGCTTCGGCTTTAAGTTCTTCTACATTTCTGTGTATATACAAAAAGTCCATCACCATACTTGCTGGCATTTGCATCACTTCTAAGGGACTTATTGATAATGCACTAGACAATGTATAGGTGATTAAGAGAGATGCCATAGCAGGGTCTTTACTCCTGCCATTAAGGGCATCTCTCACTCTTCGTTTTTTGCTGAATCCTCGGCTAGTGATTCCATTGGGTTAGGTAGCACTTCTTTCAGTTGCGAGCCGATATACGGCGTGAGTCTAATGAGTTCTAGAGTGGAAAGACTTGGTTCAGTACGAACAACAAACTTCTCTACTAAGTAACGATACATGGCGTTCAAATCAATTTCAAAACTTTGATTCTTTCCATCTACTTTCATCAAGGTTGTCATGGCTTGTTCTACTTCTAGCCATGTTGGTTCTCTTACCCAAACCTTGAGATATTCGTCGCTTTCCGGTGACACTTTTAATTCGTGACACTTCTCTTCTTGTAGTGCAAATAGCACACTTTTATCTTTTACAGTTTTTTCCATAGTTTTCTCCACCTTCAAAACCAACAAACAAACAAACGGTGTTGGTGGAATACAATCATCCTTGTAAAATCCAATGTGTTATGACCTCACAGGTATGCAAACTTCTTGCTTGAATAGTGCCTTCAATAATAACTGCCCCTTTGTCTTCCGGCATAGGCCAAGAGTTAGAAGTTAAGAAATAGTTGCTAAACTTGAGAGTAATCTTTTCTCCGTTGCCCTTTGTGAAAACTAATTCAACTTGGCTATTTGTAGTTTCCGAAGTATTGACTAGTTCATTATACATTGCATCATCAGTGACCATAGCACTGAAAGTCATTTCGTAAGTTCTTTGTGCTGGAATAGCATCCTTAACTCCACGACTTCCAATTCCAATAAATCGCTTATCAGTAAGAGTATTGTTCATGGCTAGGCTGAAACTAGTAATCTTCAAGAACGGTTGTCCGAACATCTTAATTTGTCCATCGGAGAAGAAGAATGGTTCTCGGAAAGAATCAGTAGAATCATAGTTGATGAAAGAAGTTTCAGCAGTGACTCCCCTTCTAGCCTCATAGGATTCAGTCTTTTCTAGGTTGTGAATTGAACGAACCATGCAGTTCATGCTCATCTTGAGTTCTTCGTTTTCGTTAGCAGTGAGGTTGAGAGTATTGACTCGGTTTCCTCTAGCAATTCTAACGAAGTTTTCTGTTTCATCATCGTCACCTGTTTCAGTTCTGTAGGTATTACTAGATGAGAGTTTAGAAAACGATTGTTCCAAAGAGAACGATGGTAGATTATCTCCATCTTCTTCTGTCATTGTGTAAGTGATTGGATTAGTGATAGAAGTAGCATTGCCTGTAGGAGCAGTTAGTAAATCTAAGTCAGTATGTTGGTCGTCTAGTGCTGAAACTGGGGGAGTAAGAATAGTACCAATAGAGCGATAGAACAGTGGAGCCTGTCTATGGTTTCCCGTTGAACTTCTGTCGGGGTTTAGATAGAACTTATCCGCAGTATCCGCCGCAATATCGCTATCCGCATTATCACTAGAATCCAAAGTAGCACTAACAGTAGCCTTACCAAAGAAATAGTAAAGCCAAGCACCGTGATTTGCCATGACTCCTAAATCAGTAGCCCCTGCGGTTTCAATTCCTTTGTATTGGTATGTGTAGTTTCTAGAACCGCCAACCATAAGATTGACTTGCTTATTTTCTATTTCATTTTCGGGGAAAGTTAGTGAATCGACAACACCTAACCAATTGTCTGCCGCTAGACGCTTGACAGCAGTAGAGGCCGGAGCAGGTAATGGTGCGCCATATCTCTTTAGTACGAAAAAGTCATTAGTGGCACTCACTGTTATGGTGGTACTTATTGCTGGTGAAATGGTAAGAGTACTAGAAGTGTTTGAGGTTATTCTATGAATTGAAGTTGGGGCAGTCACAACATCTGTCGAGTTAGTCGTATTTAGTGTAATAACGGGGTCTACATCAACCGAAGTTATTGTCAAATCACCCGTACCGCTAATAGAAGTTCCAGCATTTGTAATTGATACTGCTGTAACAATACCTCCGTCTACATCATTTGATATAGTTCCGAAGTCTGTAACTGCACCTCCAGAATCAGCCATAACTATCATATTGCCCGAATTTACAAATCCACCAACAGTATTAGCAATACTAAGTTTAGCACCTGCTCTAGTTACTGTAAGGGCTAAATCTCCCGAATTTATTTTAGTAGTCATAGCCGCTTGTATTGCAGTTGCTATTTGAACGGCAGTTTGGTTGTTTGATATATTAACTTCTACAAAATCATCCATTGTAGCCCCGTCATTAGTAGCGCCGCTAGGAGTATCGAAAACTATTCCAAAAATATAATCTCCGGTAGTAGTTGCCGTGTGTATTTCAATAAACCCTGTTTGGTAGTTTGCGGAATTCGATGCAGAAACAGTCATAGTAATATCGACAGTATGTGGTGAAAGAGTAAGAAGTAATTCAGCACCCGAACCACCAGAAAGACCCGATACAGTTTCATTATCTGCTGTTCCCGCCGCATTAGTATGTGTAAAAACACCGGATGAAGTGTATGTTAGAATTGATTGAGAAGCAGTAACATCTGTTCCGGGAGTTTTGACTATAGCCGAATTAATAGTTCCTGCCGCCGCTCCCGATAGTGGACCTCCGCCACCATTGAGTGCAGAAGCATTGTCATAGTATTCTAAAATACAGCCTTGGTATAGATTATTGACTAACAGGAATTTTCCATTTGCACTATAAGCACTATCCATTGTCACGATAGTATTTCCGGTTCCGGCAGTTCCCTTAAATGTAAAATCAACTTCGGGGACAAATGTCACCGATGCACCGCTTCCTAAAAATATATTATTGTTCGTCATAAAATCCCTCTCCCTTTTACAAACTTACTAGGGGATTGTCTGTGCGTATCTCTTTGCTTCCACTGTTAGTTTATATCCAAAGAGTCGCTTGTTTCGGTCATTTGCTTCACTTCTGCTACCCACTTCTATTAAACTAAAGCCGGAACCATCACTCGCAACATACCCTCGCCGTTTGCTCTCAAGCACATGACGAAGAATCAAGTATAAAGACCTAATCCTATCTCTTCCGTAATTACTATCTCTTGAATTAAATTTGATAGTCTGCCCACTTCTTGTTTTTGTTGGGGTATTTGATAAGACAATAACGGTGCTGTTTGTTATGGATGAAACCACTGTGCCGTCAGGAATTCCAGTGCCAGTAACTTCCATTCCTACTGCTATGGATGTAGTGGAAGATAGAGTCATGTTAGTATTACCAGTGGAGTATGACCCTCCGCCAGTAGTAAAAGATGTACCTACTGCTCTTTCATCATGAACGCATCTAAGATGCAAAGTAAAGGAATAAATTTCATTCCTAACATCATACAGAACAGTAGGATATTCTATTGAGTTACTGTCTTCAAACACCATAACCACATCTTTGCTAGAAAGGTCATACCTAACTCCCTTTCCTTTTTCCAAGGTTCTAACATCAATTAGATTAGGTTTTGCTACTGCTGATGCAATAGTTCCTGCTTGGTCTAAAGCAGTAGAAGAACTAGACCAACCACTGTTTATCAAATCTAACATTAGAGATACTTCATCCAAATGTTACACTCTCCATAAATTTCTTAGCGAGGTACTTTTCAATATCTTCTGTTATGAATTTCTCAATCTCTTCTTCGGAAAACGCAATATCAATTCCTAGTAGTTGAGATACTACTTCCATATCCTGTTTTCTTTTTTGGTGTCTTTCGACTATTTTTTTGGCTTCGGAAACTAGATTCATAACCAAAAAAATCACCTTCAATCCAAGATATAAACTAAATCTTTCTTGCCATCAATTAGTGCAAGACCTTCTGCCCTAAGCAAATCATACTTTTCTTTTACCGAAATGTTTGCTCCCGTTTCAGCAATCATAATAGTTTGGTCGTCATGCCGCAGTATTTCTGCCGCCACTAATTTGGTAGTGGCTTCGTGAACTGTTGCTGGTACTCTACCGTCACCTGCAATATAGGAAACAATAATAGAATTCTTATTGTGGAATGGGTATTTCTTCATAAAGAATATCTTACCATCATCCCCAATAGTCCAAAAATCACCAAGCCGTTTCATGTCTTCTTTATCTGTGAATTGCACTAAATTACATACAGTAGGTATGTTTTCTGTGGTGGTAAAGGTGGCAGTTATTGAGGCACTGTTGGTAGCAGTCTTAGACATTACTACTGTTGTTGCGTCACTAATACTAGAGATAGTAGTAGAGGCTGGAATGTTGGTTCCCGTCACTTCCATTCCTACAATCATTCTAGATGAATCCGCCACAGTTAGAGCAGTGCTATTATTGCTTACTGAACAAGACTGTTGAATAGATGCTTTTAGGGAACAACCTGCCCCATCATCTCCCGAAAGAAGAGAGGCAATTAGAAGATTAGTGCCGTCTTGGTCGTCTTTCTGTGAAAAGAAAAAGTCGGAAACATTTAGGTTATCTACTGTAACTTCTTTTGGTGCAGTTGCTCCTGTAAATTGGGATGTACTGGAGGGAAACTTTTCATTAATTAGAGCATCTATTTCATCATTGGTAGTCTTAATTCCAAAGGTAGTGCAGAATTCATCAGTTGCTAGATTAGAAACTGTTCCTTCTGCAAGTAGAGGGAAAGAAACACCACCGTTAGGTAACTGTAGAGTTAAGGAATACAATTCTCGGTAGTTTTCCAGCAGGGTTATTTTTGCCTGTGCTGATGCCAGTTCTCGATAGTTGTTTCCTTCCCATACTCTAAGACTAACAATTTTTCTAACCTTCATTTGTGACAGTTGAATGAAACCAACATACCCACCATAGTAAGACATAATTGGATGGCGAGTAAATTCAAAATCCTTAAATTCATTCTTCCAAATAATAGGCCGATAAGAGCGGTTTATTTTCTCATCTACCATACCTTCTATTCTTTTGATAATAGACCCTACTTGAGCGGCAGAAGGATTAGTTCCCGAAGTAAAAGGAGTGACTTGTAGTAGGTCGGAAACTGCTCCAATATCGGTATAAAAACCATTACCCGTACCGTAGTTTGGGTTTATGGTGGTGTAGTCACTAGGGGAGGATGATACTGGCATTTTAGTTACCTCCTAATTCTCTGTATTTATTTCTTAGTTCGTCGGAAGCAGAAATTAACTCCGATATATTATCGGTAATTTCATATAAAAATGCTTGAGATTCTTCTTGGTATTCATTTAGATTATCTATCTTAGGTATCAAAATATGTTCCATTCCTAAATCCTTCATCCTTTCTTTGTACTGTGCTAGGGTTTCGCCCGGTTTAATAAATAGCGTAGAGTTTCTCCTTGCTTGGCCCACAGTAGTTTTCTTTTTTCGGTAGTCTTCACCCGACGACTGGCCTTCACCAACCATAACAGGCGTTAATCGAGTAAGAGTGTAATTTTCTGTCGCCCCTATCGCATACCCTTTCTCAACTGTTTCTGTGACTTTTACCTTTGAACTGATATATTTTTCTAATTTTGTTCCGCCTTTAAGTTTAGTCTTAAGTGCGCTTTTAATTTTTTCTTCCTCTACAAGTTTTCTAAAGTTTTTTAGTATCGTGTCCAACTTTGATAGTTCACTTGTAACCGTTTTAATTTCTTTAATGTCTTGGGAACTATTCTTATCTAGTTCTTCTAATTGGTCTAGTAGCGTTGCCATTTCGGAAAGGTCCATTATTATGCCCTTTAGGTTTCTTCCGCCTAGGCTAATAATACCAGAGCCATTTATTATTTCAAGTTCTTCTTCACTAAGTTCCGCATATGATTTACTAAGTTTTGTAACCAGTTTTCTAAGTAGTTTCATTTGTTTAGTGTAAGGTTGTACTTCCCCTATTTCTACATATTCTGCATCCGAAATGTTTATGGAAAAAGAATTGACTCTATCTAATGAATATATTGTCGGTATGTATTTTCCTAGTAGTTTAGCAATATCCTTAACATTTGGTTCTCCTTCTTCGATTATTTTTAGATTAGTTGATTTATTATCACCAATAGTGTCTTTACTATATCTAGCCGTAGTAGGGGTTCCCCCTATGTAATTGACAGGCACTCCTTGCGTTTTTAGCAATCTTAGTTTGTCTTCTTCGAGGTTGAATTGAGCAGAAACTCCCCTCCTATCTCGGGCTATTTCAACTGAACCTTTTAACTTTTCAATTAGCATGCCTGCTAGTTTGGGTAAGAGCGCATCTTCCAAATCATCCACATTTTCCGGGTCCATGTGTTTTTTCTTCTTTCTTTTATTCTTCTCTCCAGTTATTTTATCTACTGCCTTATCTGCATCTTCACTGGTCATTGGAGTTTTCCAATCTCTAGAGAATGCTCCGAGCGCACTAAGTCGCTCAATTGCTGTTTTAGATTCTAGTTCTTTAAAGGTTAGAGTAATTTTTTCTGGCTCAAATATAGGGTGGTCTTCTTTTGTACCTTTGTCTTGTATATTAACTTCAACTTCTGATATGTTTTGTATTTTATTAGTCAATTTATATTCGTCTAAAAGAGTGTTCATTTGTGTTCTTGTAATCTCACTAATAGAAGTATTTAGTGTTTGAATAAACTCACCAACATTAGCCTCTATTCCATCAAGTTCTTCTATAAAGTCTAGAATACTTATTTCACTATCGGGTAGATATTCTGAAAAAATAAAATTTACAAGGTCTTCTTTTAATTGTGTCCCACTATCTAAATCGTAGGTTCTGTTGGGAGTAATCTTAAAATTGACCAATGTAAATCACCTTCACATTAGCCACTTGCCCCAAGCCGCAAGTTTCTGTGCTTTTTGTGCCAAGTGTAGGCCGCTTTGTGGAGGTTCGTAACTCATTTGCCCAGTGGAAGGTTCAATCCAATACGGTCTTCCGTAATTGTCTTGTCCACTAGGAGGGATAGGATAGCCACTACCGTTGTTCATAGCCAGCCCTGTAGCACCATAAGCGCCCTGCTGTACTTGTTGATTAGGCATTCCAGTCATTTGTGGCGTACCCATCATGGGCTGTTGCTGTTGCTGTTGCATTCCACCTGTTGCTTGTGGTGAACTGAAACCTTGAGATTCTAGATACTGTTGTTTTGCCATCTTTCGTTGATTAATGACTTCCGTATTGATGGCCGATTGTAGAATAGCACTCATATCCAAGTCAATGTTTTCTTGAGTAATTTTTTCATATTCTCTTAGACTATCGGTACTTACCTTCATGTTGCCCGTAGTAGAGTCTTGGTAAAACTCCAACTTAGTTAGCATTTGACTAACGCTCCTTTGAATAACATCTTCCATAAGTTTCTCAAGTGAACTTAAAAACAGTTCTCCGTGATATTGAAAGAACTCTTCAACATGATTCTCTTGAAGTGAAAGTAAGTTGTTGACTGTCTTAAATTGAGTATCATTCTGTGCTTGAACTGCACCCATTACTGCCCCATTGCTTGTTCCAAAAACGCCCATTATTCATCCCTCTTAGTTATCAAAGCATTCATTCTTTCACTGTCTGTTCTAATTCTGTCAGTCAGTCTAATGATTTCTTCTAATTTGTTTTCATCAGTAGTTGGTTCGGGTGAATTAATAATCCAACCCGCTCCGACTAGCGAAATAACATCTGCCTTTGATAGCGTGGTAAGCGGCCCCTTAGATAAAACTTGGGGCATTCTTGGTTTTGGCATAAATGCTTTAAAATCTAAACCATGCTCGTCAGCGAGTATTTGTTGTTGTAGCATTTCCATTTGTCTGTGGTGTGTAGCGTGTTTAGGACAATAAGTTCCTCGCATTGGGCGGCCTTTAGATACATGACTTAGAGGTAAAGGGGGCCTCATGTAATCCCCACTATCCCATACATGGTGAACACCGCACACAACGCACCTATCTTTTAGATTAAATTTCCAACCATACTTGATAAATAGGAACTTCTTTTTTTCTGCTTTTAGTACTTTAATAATTTCCTTTAATTTTTTCTTAGGTTTAATTTGTAGGAAAGAATACTCATCTACTGGACCTGCCGCTCTTGCGGCTACAAGAGGCGGCAAAAAAGCACTACTTAGGTTGGGATTGTTAGCGATTAAGTTAGGTTGCTGAAACATAGTTATTCCTCGGTTGTTGTACTTCTTTCTATAGGTTTCTATTTAGATTGTTTTTCAAAAATACCTTTCTAATATTTCGTCTATGTGATAAATGATTTTATTTTCAGTTTCATTATTAATAGAAAACCCAATGGCAGAATAGATATATTCTGCATTTAATTGAGTCAATCCGCTATCAACTTCATTTCTTAAATCTAATATCATTTCTTTAACTCTGCTGTCGGGTAACTGTTTGTATTCTATATTCTCATCGTGAGAGAACCCCCTAGGCATACCCAATTCCTTTTTGTTGTTTATGGTTCTATAATCAGTATATTCTCTATCTCCTTCTAAGTCAATTTGCCTATTAGTCTTTACAGATTGTTTTATGCTCGGCTTATCTTCTAGTTTTAAGCCACTCTTAGAAGAACCAAAAATAGCATAAACTAATGCCTCATCTAAAGAAGGAGTCCAATATCCGGTATCTTCTTCTCCCTGCGTTCCTTGGAACAATTTACTGTAGGTATGAACATAATCTTCTAATGGGGAATCATCTAAAGAATCATAAGTAGTCGAGTGTATTTTGTAAGGTGATTTAAGAATATCTTGCCACATAATATCAGTCCTTTCTTTGTATAAGTTTCTATTTAAAAATACTTTAGCATTTCTTCAAAATGTTCTTTTGCATTATCCATAGTAGCACTTGTTGTACCTTGAAGTCTATTCCCTTCTATTGTTTTACGCATAGATTCTATCACCCTTTTATCGGAAACCTTTTCCTTTGTAGCATCTTTAAAGTAATCCTCTCCTAATTCAAAGGTCGGCTCTATGCCTCTACCCATGCCACCATCCCCATATTCTTTATCAGCCAACAAATAATAGAATTTTTTACTAGGAATTGCTCGGAATACCATTGGCTTTCCATCATCTCTAGGAGTACTATCTTGTTTGCTACCAAAAAAGGCATATTCTACTGCTTCATCAAAATTAAATGTCCAATACCTAGTTTCTCCTTTAATTTGAACTCCTTGAAAAACCTCATCGTATGTATTAAGTTTAGTCCCGTCAAGTATATGGAAAGGCTTCTTTAGTATATCTTCCCACATAATATCAGTAGTCCTTTATCATTGTAGTAACGCCTTTGTAGACCATTTCCGGCTGTGATTTAGCCGACACTATGTATTTGTGTGTAGGTATTCCCCTGTCATTAAGTTGTTGCATACCGTACTTTAAAGATGAAAAAATAGAGTGTTTAGTTATGTCACCTTCTTCCTTATATTTTTCTCCCCAAATATCATATTTATTTGCCCAAATACCTACAGCCAAAGGATAATCATTGTTCTTTTTCTTTTTTCCGTTGGGCCACTTATCACTACAAATACCATCTACTAAAAATTTCCATGCCAGTTGGTGGTCTAAATTAGCAGGTGAATCTAAGTGCCTATGGTCTATTACGAAGATAACATACTTGACATTTCTATTCTTTATGTCTTGCATCCACTGTTTCCAATAAATCGCTTCACCGCCCATATCTGCGGTTTTTACAGTGTGAACATCACCGTCTAATTTTATCACTTTTCTAGTGGCTCTTTGTTTTCCTACAGTTCTCTGTTTTATGTCGGGAACTTCCCCTCTAGTACGCAACTGATGGTGAAGAGTAGTTTTACCTACCATTGTAGCCCCATATATTCCAAACTGTATTGCGTGTATTCTTTTGTAAAATGCCACTGTAGCCTCTATGCATACTACTGCAAATCCGGCTAGTACTGACATATAATCCCTCAATGCCAAAGGTAATCCCAAAGATTTACTGTTTTATTGATAAGCCAACCCATGACATTTATTTCAAAAACGCCCATTATGTTTCCAACTAAAAAAGAAGAAAACACGCAAGTTAAACCCCAAAACCAAAACCTAATTTGCATCAACCAAATGTCGGCTGAGTGCGCTCTTTGTAGGTCGTAAGCAATTGTAGATTCATCAAATCCTAACATTTAACCGCCTCATTGTAGGGTGGCTAAAAAGTCGGAAGAAACACCTTCTGTTTCATATACGGGGGCTATTTGAGGTATTCTAGAAGTACCGTTTTCACTTTGGAAAGTCTTCAAAGAGTCTTGCATTTTCTTTCTCTGCTGTTCATCTTTAGCGATTCTTTGCCAATAAGCACTAATTCTTCTATCTAAAAGCCACATCTCGATTTTATCATTGAGTGCCATGTCAAATAGTGCCTTCATAACCATGATAGAACCAACAGTAATTAGCCCAAATAAAACACCATGCATCAAGATAGTGTACGGGAAATTAAGACCGAACTTAGCATAAAAGAAAACATTTGCTCCGCTAACCGTACCTACGAATAGGATAGTCATAATCAAACGAGTGTCATGATTTAGTGCTGGCAAGTAATCACCTCAATTAAATTCCACTGAAATGTGTGCAGTGGAAGAACTGGTTTCTGCAATCTCCAAGAATATACCACCAGTGCATAGAACACCATGCATGTCATATTCTAGGTTGTATTGTCCTGTAGTTGTATTGTGAATTCTAGCAATTTCAGTACCGCTATTGTCCTGTCCGTCGAATACCTTGACGGTCACAGCCGCATTACCAACAATCACTAAATTAGCGTGAATGCTCTTAAGTCTACATTGGTTTTTAGAGATAATTGCGCTTGCGCCCAACACCCCACTACTTCTGCTAGTATCTGCCATAATCTCACCTTTTATGTCTAAGGCTAGCCACAACTTCTTATTGAAGGTTGCGGAACTATTCTTCTGTCTTAGGTGCAGTCTCTGTCTTCTTTGTTGTCTTTTTAGAGACAGGCTTCTTGGCAGTTGCTTTTTTAGCAGTCGCCTTCAACTTTTCTGGAACAGTTTTCTTAGGAGGTAGAGGGGCTAGTGCGTTAGCAAGTGCCTCTTGAGGTAGTCTAAGATATTTTGACAACATAGCCTTTTCTCGACTAGGTAGGTTTTCAATATCTTCTCTATCCTCGGAAGTAAATTCAACCGTACAGTTCTTACCACCAATGTAATGTGAAGCAACGAAGGCCGAGATTTTAACATCTTCGACCTTCGTTACTTCCATAAAACCTTCTGCCCCGTTTCGTAGCCTCATGGTTGGAACCGTACAAGACTCACTTAAACGGATTGTTGCCAAACAAACACCTCAAAGAAGTCCTGTTGCACGAACTGTAACAGTCCCTACATTTTCTGCCAAAGCAACTACGCCGTCCGTTAAAACAGAGCCTAGTTTAGTACAGTAAAGATAGCAGAATGTACCGTCCGAACTGATGGCTCCCACAGTGTAATTGAAGTTTAGCATAGATGGGTTTGAAACCTCAACTTGTGTGAAGGTAGCCAATCCAAAGTCAGCCGCTAGAAGTTTTTCACCAGCATGGGTAAATTCTTCATTGCCTCCGTTATCAGCCGCAAGCGTTCCGGAAGTACCAACAGGGTCAGCAGTTAGAACACGACCAGCGTTACTTCCAGTAGCCGTTATGGTAGCAATTCTAAAAGCGACCTTATCATTGGCAGTAGTTGAGTCCGACAAAGTTCCGTAGTCACCCACAACAAATCCGTCAGTAATAAAATTACCAGCCGCTCTTGTTATAGTATCGGGGTCAGCATCAGCCGCCACAAGGGTTTGGTTAGCCGCAGTAGCAGGAGAACCTGTTCGGTAAGACGAAATAGCAACACTCGCTAGTGAGACATATTGGTGTCCCACAACGAATGGCTTTGCTATACCTTTATGGTCAGCGATTAAAGTAACAGTGTTTGTCACTTTACCACCTCAAGCCACATTGGTAATCTTGCCTTGTCCCTTAAAGAAGGAACAGCCAATCTCTGCAATAGTTCGGTAGAGTGCTTGGTTGCCAAGACGACCAACACCGAATGGGTTCCCATTAGAAACACCATCTTCAAAGTATTGAGTAGGCTTAAGAACCGATAGCCACAAGTGGTCTGTGTCCAAGAACAACAAATCACTAATTGCAGTAGTATCCGAAGAGTTAGCAGTAGCGGGCATATCCTTAACCGGAATCAAAGGAATGTCGTAGTAAGTTGCCACACGGAAACCGACTTCTGCACCCTTAATACCACGAACACCGTTCACGGTAGGGATGATTTCTTTGCGGTCCATGAATCGCTCTTGAGACTGTAGTAGGTCTGCAATTGCTTGGATAGTATCGTATCCAGTCAAGATAACCTTTGGAGAACCACCAGCAATTCGCAAGTTACGAATCATGTTGTTAAGCAAAGTAAGAGTTAGTGGTCGAACCGAAGATGCGGCGTAAGAACTGTTAAAGTCCACTTCTGCATCAAGGAATGATGGCCCGGTGTGTCGCTCTTCACCGTAGATTTTACCAAGGTTGTTGTCTGCGGCAACCGCATCAGTCCAAAGAACAGTAGAATCACCAGCAAGAAGTTCTGCTCGGCTTGAAACTACCTTCATCAAGGAAGTGTAGTTTCGCTCAATGTCTGCTAGAGCCGCCGCTTCACCATAAGCACCAAGAGGCATAAGGAGCATCTTGTTTTGTGCTTCTGCGTGTGCCTTACCCATGTCTTCACGAATGATAGAACGAATGTCTCCAAGTCCATCATCAATTTGAGCCATTTCCATTGCGAGTTCGGAAATATCGAACTGATGTGCAATAGTCTTAGGACTCATAAAGAGTTGAGCGTAAGTTGGGGCCATAGAGCCAAGTCCATCTGCCGCAGTAGAAAGTCCTGCGTTTTCCGGAACACCACCAATTTGGTCAGCGTGTGGCGCAGAGCCACCAATACCAACAACACCGCTTCCGCTAGTATCACCAGTAATGTCAACTGCAAGTTTAGAGTCCGAACCACCAAAGGGTCGGCTCTTAAGAATTCTCCAACCGGATGAGTTGTAAGGCCGCTTACTAACCATAGCAAGAGCGTTCACTTCTCGGTTTAGCATAGACCAAACCTTTTGCCCAAATAGTTGGTTGTAGAAACCAGTTGTGGTTCCAATACCAGCAAGGTTGCTTGCTCCAGCATCTGCAATGTCGTGTGCAGTGTGTAGTCCTTGAACTGCACCTGCTTGTTTCAATACGGAGTTTCCGCCAAAGGCAGGTAGTCCGTATGTCGCCGCTTCTAAATCTCTTATCGTGTTAATGTATCCCATTTAATTCACCTCAAATGTTTCCGCCAACAGCCTTATGAATATCGCTCCAAGACATATCTGCAATCTCTTGTGTAGAGAAAACCTTAGTCGATGTAGCGGCTTCTACGCTTGCCTTGCGAATGTTAGTATCAGTTTCTAGAGACTTTCTTAGGTCTGCAAACTGGCTTGTAAGTTGAGCAATCTCGGATTGTGCGTCGTATTCCGACTTAGCAACCATGTCTGCTCGGTCATTAGATTCGGTAGCGAATCTCTTAGCGAAGGTTTCTTCTAGGGAAGTAAGTCCTGCCTTCTCTAGTTGTTCTGCCCTGTACTGTTGATATGCTTTTTCAATGTTAGCAACACTTAGGTTAAGAGTACTAAATTCTTCATTAGCGAAGGTCTTAGAAACCATTCCTTCCTTCTTTGCTTGAAGTCCGGCTTGGTCAATATATTCACCAGCACCACCAAGATTAACATCGTCGTTACCGTCAAGAGTAGTAGCCTTTGCTTCTTCAGTTGCGCCACCTTCTTCCGTATCCATGTATTCTTGCATTTCATTGTCCATCTTCTCGTCCAAAGGATGAGGGCTTCCACCCGCTTCCTTCAACGGTTCTTCTTCTTCTTTTCGTAGCGTATTAACTTCTTCTAGAAGAGTATCTAGTTCAGCCAATGCTTTTTCCAATTTGTTCATTGTTTTGTCCTCCTTTAATATATCGAACCTCGCTTCGGGGTTGATTCCTTTTTCACATATTGTGACTTCGTGGAGTTCTAGTTTGCTTATCTCACTATACTCCCCTAATTCATCGTGGTGTTTCTTCACTTTTTGTAGTGCTTGCCCACCTATGCTAAAAGACCTCAATGACCCTTTGCGAATGCCTCGATTTATTTCCTTTGCCTTTTCAATATCATCTCGTAGTTTAATTACTACAAAGAATCCCACATCATCTACATGTGTTTTCCATAGTTTTCCATTACTATCTCGGTGGGATTCGACTACCTCTCCAACTTGAACATTGGAGTGGTTAGTCATAACATTGCGGAACTTGTTGTGTTCCATGAATTTACTAACTGCCTCATTTAGAGCCTTTAGAGTAATTAAGTCGTTTTGCTTGTCTACCATTTCTATGGAAGCATAGCCACCAATCATCAATTCGTCCGATGATGCCTTCAATATGGAAAACTCAGTTTCCGGTATTGCAGTCATGATAGTAGACATTGGGTTCAAACCCTGTTGTCTAAAGTACACTATTTAATAAGTTCGGTATCTTCGGTATCTTTTCTGTATTTAAGACCCTTATATTTGTCTTCATAGATATTCCAAATACCTTCATCTGTGTCTTTATCTACCGGCTTTTGTTCGTACCCAGTCCAAACAATCCACATAGGTTTATCTCCATCCTCTACTACTCTAAAATGAATCTTAGTTTCAAACTTATTTCCATTTAGAATGTACTCATGATAGCCATGTCTTTGAACTCCAATCTCTACTTCTCCAGTGTCAATTAGTTTTTCTTTGGAAATGTTTGTGGATATTTCTGCGGGAAACTTAGTGGCTTTACCAAACAGTGAGAAAATATCATCATCGGAATCTAAATCAATATACCAAGATAGATTCTCACCTTTGTAATTAATAATAAAGTCTAAATTACCGTCCTTTCTAGTGTAGACCTTAAATTCTCCTAAATTAGAATCTACTTCTTTCTGTACTACGGTATCATCAATAGTAGCAATTCCGTTTTGAAGGTTAGTGTGTTCGGAACTCTCAATAAAATTTCCTAATGATTCTCTGTTACTATCAAGGACGCTTTCATATTCACTAGGATGGTTAGCAACAAGGAAATTATGTACTTCCGTAAGGTTTAATCCTAGAACACCTTTAGTTAGATTTTCTCTTCCTTTAGCCTTAATTTGATTAACAATAGCGGCTCTAAGTGTTCCTTGTAGTGTTTTAAGAGTATCTTCTGCTTGTTGCTTCCACATATCTAAATCAACAATAGCGTTCTTCGACATTAAATTGTTCTCATTAAATCCATATACTGTGAAACCATCCATAGCCTTGGCAATAATAGTAGCGGAACCGTGAATGTTATCTGTAATGGTTATTCCTTTCTTTAGGGCCTCTACTTTGTATTTAAGAGAAGGTTTTGTGTTTTTAGATAGTAACTCCAAAGTAACTATCTTGTCGGGAGTAGCGGCTTCGGGAACTTCAATTACCTTAGCCGAGAATAGAGTAAATTTACCATCCGACTCTTTGACTTCATCTACCTTAACTCTAATGATTTCCCCGACCTTTACATCAATTTTAGTATTGAGAGCCTTTCCAACATTCATATAAAGAACTCCATTCATCTCTACTGTGTTCTTATCTTCTTCTAGTACTGGACCTGCTCCTAAAGTGTAAGAGAATAGGTTAGATTTTGTAGACTTTTTATCTAGAACCATCATGTCTAGGTCTACAAATTTCTTCCACTTAACCCACTTAGGGTTTTTCTTAGTTCCGATAAAGTAAGTAGAAGTTAAATCTTTAATGACAACTCCCTCAGCCGTAGGCATCTCCATAATCTCTTTAGCATATTCTTCTATATCTTTTAATGAATCTGCAATTCTAGTATCTTTCTTAGAAGGGAACTCTAGAGGCTGTGATGATTTGGAAGAGTAATTATTAAACAGAGTATTGATTCTAACTTCTAGTTCTTCATCTGTCAAATTCTTTTCTTCATGCCTCATTATGTCGAAAACATGCGCCCTTAGTTTAGCATCGGGATATTGGTTTTTGAATACATGGGAAATAGTATCTGCTCTATGTAACGCCTTATCTCCGTCAAAGAGAATTAACTCAGCATCTAGAATACAATCCCCGTATGATTTTTTGTTTAGTTCTGCCACTTGTTCAGCACACTTATCTGTAATGTCCTGTTTGTTGAATGAGAAGATTTGTACCTTTCCGTCAATTTTGTGTATCTGTATCCTCATACCGTCATACTTTTCTTGAACTACATAGTCGCCAGAAAAACCTTGTAGTTCTTCCATATCTTCAATATCAAAGATACGGTACATTGGTTTATTTGGAATAATAAAGTTAGAAGTGGCCTTTTCTTCCTCGGACTTTTTAGATTTAAGCATAGCATACTTATCCGAAAAGTCCGAACCAAAGGAATTACAACTTTCGTATCTATCTATTGTTCTTTGAATCAAATTACTAATTTTTGAATTATCATTGAATAGTTCTAGTAAGCCTGTGGACCGTTGATAAAGTTCTTCGCAATCAAGTCCATTTAGATATTCAATATAATCTTGCACTTCTTCTTCTATATCATATGAATAGCCCGACCCACCATATTCAGCATTAAAATCTTTTACAAATGCTTCCCAAGAACCCCATGTTTCTGCTAAATTTTCCAGTCTTGTTCTATCGAATTCAATTAAATCCTGTTTAAGTTGTTCGCAACAATCTCCCGAAACATTAGCATCCATTTCAACTACTGCTACATTTTGAGTCACATCGGGTTTTTCTTCTACTCTCATAGTAGGGTTTTCCATTCTTTGTTTAAATTTTGATGCTTGAGCCATCATAGCACTCATTGATTTCTTTAATTCTACTCTAACTAACTCTTTCCACTCTTCTTCGCTTTTATTGCTTAAAAATATCTTTTCTAATTCAGCAAGAGCGGCCTTAAATTTAGGCATTACTTTTTTACTATCTTTATCATCACCATAATGTTCAATTATGAATAGAGGAACATCTTCTACCGCTAAGTCTAGTCCTTCTAGACCATCAGTAATTTTGTCTGCTTCGTATTCAAACTTAGTGTAGGCGTCTTCTATTAAAGCATCATCATCTGACCTAATGGCATAATGAATGAATTTAATAAAAATACCAATATCAGTAAGTAGGCTTTCCAATACCTTGCCTTTTAATTTTTTAGAGAAAGGGTCATTTACATTTTCCGAATCAAATCGCATTTGTTTAATGGACTCATAAATAATTTTAGCAGTACCACTACTAGGACTACTAGCATCGTCGGCTTCTATATGCCGTTCATCTAAGTATTCTTTGACTTCTTTTCCTAAAGGAGAAATACTATCATAGGCCTCTTCTATTTTTTCTATAGCCTTTCTCCATCTAGAGCCGTATTCTTTTGGGTCTGCTCTAGCAGAAAGATAGGCAACCCTTACTTCTTCAAATAGAGTTAGAATTTCGTTAGAGATAGGAGCCTTATCCTTCTCAAACATTAGGCCAGTGGTCGCCATCGAATCACTTCTTTAAATGTGCGACTCTATTTCAAGCAGGTTTAATGATAATACATTTAGGTTCTTGCTCTTCGCCTTCTCCATAAAATACCCTACCAGTCATTTCATCAACAATAAATGCTTCACTAACACGCATAATATCCACTGCTGTTCTATCCATTTTGCCCTCATCTACATAAATTGGAGTTGATTTATCTAATCCATTTAGTTTTTGAAGCAAATCACCAACGGTCATGTTAGCCTTTCTTATATCGGACTTACCAAAAGTTTCTCCAGCAAGACCATATCCGGAATGAGTACCTGTATTATTCTCAATCTTAGTATCGTCTTTTTCTGCCTTTGGTTTCTTCACTTGTGCTTCTTTAACTTCTTCCGAATCATAAGGCATTCTGTTTTTATCTTCTTCTTGAAGAATTTCCTTTGCTTTACGAACAAGTCTAATCGCTCGACTAAGTTGCGCTTCTCTTTCTGTCATTTTTTCCGGCATATCAAACTCTCCCATTTACGAACTTATCTATGTCGCCCCACGACATTTTATGAATGGAGTCGGAACTTGGTACTGCATGGTTATTCATAGATGGCGTTGGGCCACCAACCACTACTAGTCCGGATTTCATTAGAAGGTTGTCTTTATCGTAGACTGCCTGTTCTAATGATTTTATTCTTCCGACCAATTCTTTCAATATGATTAGCATGTCTTCACTTGTTTCACTCATTTCTTAAATCCCCCTTTTTCTTTGGATATACAATTTCTCTAAGTTGACGGTAGAGAACTTCATATTCCTTTCGTAGTTTGCTGGAAAGGGCAACCATATCAATGTTCCTTTCATCAATACTCACGAATTTCTTTTTCATCTTGGTGTCTGTCTTAACCAAATCAAGTTCACGAAGAACATCAATGAGTTCTCCCATTCTAGTAAAGTCTTGTCCGAAGTACTCAGTAGGTTCTGCGGTTTGTAGAATTTTCTTAAGCCGCTTAGTTTTCTTAGAGTCCAAGGAATCCAAAATAGGACTGTTCTCTTTTTCTATAATTTCTGGCTGTTTTAAAACTGTTTCCCAAGTCACTCTTCTTCCCCCTCTATATCTTCGCTAGATGGCTCTTCCTCTTGAGGCTTTCCTTGAATAATGTTTTGAACTATGTCTTTTATAGTGCCTTCATGACCTACATTTCGTACCTTAGCCATTGCTATAAGGTCTTCTTTATTTTTTCTTTCCAGTATTCTTTGTAATTTTGCCTTAGCATTGGCCGACATTTCCCTGTCAAATTCTGCTTCCAGTGGTGTTATTGGCCTAATTCCATCCTCATCACCCTGCACTCCATCTTGCTCTACAGTTCTACCATATGCACCCTTAATTCTCTTAAGTTGCTTAGGGTTCAATAATCTAACATTTCCTTTTATCAAATCAATAACAGATTTATCTTCTATTTTATTTTTTAATAATCCATGTAATTTAGTTGCGCCGTCAATTAACTCAGTATATCCCTTGTAAGAATCAGTGTACCTATAGGCAGGAGTCTTTTCATTCTGTTTTCCGGTTGCTAGTTCTCCACCCATTTCATTAAACTTACCTTTATTGCTACCAGTACTCTTAAATTTAAATCGGCTGGACTCAGCCTTCCACCTGTTTGACGATATTCGTTCTAAATAGTTTATTCTATTTGCCACTACGGGTCTAGAATAATCACCTAAAATTTTTTCTTCAAGAATAGTATTTGCCTCTGATTTATTGCCCTTTTTCATCTTAGAAATGTATTTTTCTATGGCTGTGTTTATTTTGCCAATCTCACTAATTGTTTCTTTAGGTACTTTTAGTTCCCTTGCTTCTTCTCTAAAAATTTCAAACTTACTACCGTATTTTTCTTTCAGTTTGTCTAGTCTCTTTCCGTGGTCTTTTTTGGTTTCTCTTGGTTGTCTTTTAGCCTCTATTCTTTCTTTGAAACTCATATCAAAAAGCAAACTTTGGATAGCACTGAGCCTACTTTTTACTGTGTTATTATTTCCAGAGTATGACATAAGCAAGTCTACTTCTAAATTCATTTGTTTTCTAATTTTCAAAACTATTGGACTTTCCATTGGAGTTTTCATGGGAGGTATAGTCTTTCTGTTCATCATATCTATGAGTCTAGTGAGTCTTTCCGACAGAATTTCTTCTTGAGTGCTTTCTTTTGGTTCGGGTAGTTTTTTGCCTCTATATCTTCCCTCGTTTAATTCGACTTTGAACTTATCATATGTTGCTCGAAGAGATTGGCTAGCGTTTGTTATTCTAGTTGTTATGGCTTCCGTAACTTCTCCTTCTTGTGGTGGGACTTGTCTTTCTTCCTGTTCTTCTACAGACATTTTTCTTTTAGCCTTTTTGACTTCATTGAAGGTAATAAGAGTGTTTTGTATCATGTCCATTAGAGATTGTTTTAGGTTTTCTGGTTCTGTTACTTCCATTAGATATTTGGCAAAACCCGTTACTTCCTCAATAATTTTACTAGCCTGTTCCGGACTATACAATACTTCAAAGGGGCTTTTATTTTTTTGTGACTCTGTTCCTATTTTTATTGGAGAGAACCCTCCTTGTGCGCTCATAGGCCTAGTTCCTACTTTCAAGTTTTCTTTTTCTTCTATTAGTAGGTTTATTAAAAATTCTACTCTTTCTTCTACAAATGAGACTATTACATTATTATGAACATTCACTGCGGATTTTAGTTCACGGACTTGTCCTGCGTATTCTTCATCATCTAATGATAGCGCCTCTAGTTCACCCTCTTCATATTCTAACAGTTTTTTAGAAGAGTAGTATTCTTCATTCCTTGAAGGTAGTGCTAGAGCCTGTGGTCCCATTGGTCTAATAGTATCTAAATCAACTGCTTCTTCTAGAGCATCTAGTTCGCTCTTTTTAGGATAAATTACTTTGGCATTTTCAACTTCATAGGATACTTTCGTAACCTTTTTAATAAGTTCTATTTGTTCTTCAATTTCTTCGGTGAAGTTTTCAACTTCTTCCGCAGGTATTGTTGCCTTTAGTAACAAAAACTTCACCACTTGTTTTCAGTGCGCTTTCTTTTCTTAGAAGGTAGTTGAACTACATCGGGAGTATCTGCGCTACTTCTAGTAGGGCGATGAGTAGTATCGGGCGGTAGTCCACCTACAGAATAGTCTCTAGATTTTGTGGGGGTTCTATCTTCTGCGGCTCGTCTTGCTCTAACCTGTGCCAATTCTTTAGCCAATCTTCTTTCTTTTTGTGCTGTGTCTTCTGTCATTATGGTATTCTCCTTTCAGTTCTTCTATCCACATTTTGATTACCCGCATCTGCTGGTAATCCGGTCATGCGCTTATCCGGCCCTACGCTCATAGATGGTTTATTTCTTGTGGTAGCAGGATTCTCTTGTGGTTTAGAACCGCCCTCCATCATAGTTCTCATGTTTTCATCCATGTCTCTTTGGTCTAAGTTAGACCCTGCCAACGGGTTAGGTGAGGCATCTAGTGATTTAGTTTCGTCTTGTGGCTCCTGTACTGGCTCTGGCTTGTTGTAAGTAAAGTTGCCATCTTCATCCATCTCTACTTCAAAGCCTAAATTCTTAACTGCCGCCGCAATGCTAACTTCTAATTCTCTCTTACGAAGTCCTGCGATTTCATCTTCTTCTTCCGAAGGTGGCAGTTTTAGATTCCAATCTGTTATACCAAACTGCTTAGTTAGGAACGGGAAAACATAATTATTGTAGACATTTTGTGCCATTTGTACTGCTCGATTAGTTACTAGAATCTGCATTCCTTCATTGTTAAGACCGCCACTAGTAGTGTTGTCTGCCATGAAGACTTTGCTAACTCCGTAGAACGCAGAAATCCTATCTCTTAAATCATCCTTAACAGCGACATATTCCATCTCTTTTAGGCTGTCCATGAACTTAATCCACTCTACAGACCCCTTACCATTGTCTGCTTCTATTCCCATAACTGGGATGTAGTGTGGGTCTTGCTCCATTCGTTCTTTCACACTTCTCCAAAAACTAGCCATTGATTCCATGTTTCTAGTTTGAACTGCAAGTAATCCTCTAGGCATTCTGCTCTTAGTGTATGAAGAATTGACATAGTTTTCCATGGCTATGAGTGTCATAATGTGATTAAATAGTGTCATTACAGGAGAGTGACCGTACAGCCTACTGGGGCTGTATTTACTAAAGTGAAGTATTTCTCCTTCGATGTAATACTGTTCCTCTCCATTAGCCCTGTTCACATAATGAATAGGGAATAGATTACCGCCACATTCTGTGCAGTTTTCATGAGGTTCATGTGAAATAAAGTCTCTATGGTTAATACAAGTAAAGCCTTTTGTTCCTCTAATTCCCAGTTCATCTGCATATATTGCCATAGTAACTGGGTCGCCTCTAAAGAGTTCTTTAATGCGATGCATTCTTATTTTTCCATTACCGTCAAGATAATACTCTTTGACCAAAACAATGTAAGCATCATCCATTATGTTTAGGTCGTCTTCTAATTCTTTGAGAACATCAATAAATAATTGTTCGGATTTGTTAATATAACCGCCAATGAATTTTTCAGCATATTTTAGTTGGTCAGCGTCGGGTTTCTTTAAGTCTTCAGAACCACATCTAGAACATTCTGTCACTGGTCTTTGGTGTGTCTTATCGCAATTATTACATTTGGCTTCGTATGCCTTTTCCCAAACATATCCTCTTCTAAAGATTTCTTGCTTTAGTTGAGTAATACAAGTTCTAACAATAACGGACTGTTGGGTTATGTTGTAGACCATAGGGGCCGACATTCTGTAGGAAGTTTCCCTTTCCTGTATGCCCATGTTATACACTTTACGGTCTGCCGGTTTAGGCGTAGACCTTCGGAATAAATTGCCGACATTGAACCTTCTCTTCTCAGCCATGGTATTTCCCCTCAGTTGTTGTTTATACCCATCCTTAATGACGATTGCCCTATCCTAACTTCTTAGGAGCCTTTACGCCACTTCTTGTTCTTCGGCTCTTTGGTCTTACTTGCACTCCATTTTACTTTGTTAGCCCAATAAGCCGCAGACATTTTTCCACGCTTGATATTCTTAGCGTGACGAGATTTGAAAGCACTTCTCTGTCCAGCAGTTTGATTTGTCTTAACTCCCTTTTGTCCGAACTTAATATACTTGGCTTTCTTTCCTTCAAAGGCCATTACATGATGTGATTTACCTGAGTCGTCTTTTAATCTCTGCGGTTTATTTAATCCTGTAAGTCCCTTTTTCTTAGCCCTTTCAAGCGCCCTCGACCTAGCACTCTTGGGCTTCTTTTTAAGAATATCTTCCCAACTCATCACCTATCCCTCTTAGAATTTAATTTTCGTTGGCTTTCTTCTTGCTTGGCTCTTAGTTCTTCCATAGGAGTTTTAGGAGTAGATTCTTGTTTAAGTCCGTCATAAAAAGATAAGAAGTCTTCTTCTTCTTTCTTTGTTGGGTTCATATCAAAAAATCTAGCAACTAATTCTAACATTTCTTCACTGTCCTTACCATAGCCGCTCATTTTCATTTTAGCAAACATTTGCTTTATTCTTAAATTTCTATGCTTCTTTCTTTCTTCTGCAATATAGTTCTTATCAGAATTTGAGGATTTTAAAATTGACTTCCAACTCATTTTTCTCCCCTCAGTTGGTTTTCTTTAGAAGTTGTATCATCATCAATTGGGCCACCTTTAGCCCAAGTATAGCAAGTTCTTGCAGAATGGCATTTGAAATCATGCATCCAACAGTAGCCTAAGCGACCATCTTCATCAGTATCTAGTGGCATACAATCATCCATTCTTGGAGATATGTCAAATGCAATACAATTACTGCAATTAGATTCCTTAGCAACATCAGCAGTAGTATTCCACTTCTTAGCGTATTCTTCCCAATACTTTTCGTCGCTTAGATTAAGAGGCCCATATTGAATATGTTTTTCTTTTACTGCCCTGTCCCTATTCTTAGTATTGAGTTTCAAATCTTGAGTAGCCAAAGGGCATTCTAGTTTTTTTAGAATAATAGTCCAATCCATAACATCACTTCAAGTTTAGTCCATACTTTCTAACCACATTTCTCAATGCAATTCTTTTCTTAGTTCCACTATCTTTTTCACTAAGATGAGGATTATTATATTCTTTTTTGTATTCTTCAATCTGTTCGGGTGAAAGGTGATAGGTCTTACCATCTACGGTAAATCTTTGCCCGATGGCTCTTATTGATTTTAGAATCTCTTGCCAACTCATTTTTTACCACCTGAATTTATTTCAACGAGTGCTTGCATATCTGTTTTACCGGCTATTCTTAGTCTAATATATTGAACTTCAAATGGGAAAAAATTGTCACTTTTATTTTTTAAATTTAATATTCTTTTCTTAATTTCTTTTGTTTGTTGATTTGTTAAATCTTTAGCATTTATTAGTTCTTGCCTAAGTTCTTCTGAGGTATCGTTTTTTTCCTTTTCGGAAAGTCCTTTTAATATTGTTTTCCAACTCATGCTGTAAATGGCCCCCTTCTTTTACTACTCGGCTCATGCGTGTAAAAATCTCCATCGGTGTGATGAAACATCTTGCGTTCTTTTATCAATTCGGCTAGGGCCTTATCTAAATCTTTTTGACTAGCAATATGCTTCAAATCTTTCATGGCTAAAGCACCTCCCTGTTTGGTCTTAGCGGAAAGAATTTTTTTCTTAATATCCTTCATTAGATTTTTTTCTTTTTTATTTAGTAGGTCAAAGTCTTCTCGACTAATCTTACCATCATTGTTTAAGTCAAGGTGCTTACTTTGACTATGAGTTAGTTTTTTAGGGGCCTTTATTATTTCTTTCCAAGTCATATTATCTACCTTCTACTTTTTTGTAGGCTTCCTTTCCAGCCTGTGTTCTAGGAACATGTTGTTTCCCTTTTTTAGTACCCTCTCTTTTCTTCCTGTTTTCTGCGGTTTTTTGTGAAGGGGTCAAAGAACTTCTAACCGATTTAGGGGCATATCTGCCTTTCTTTTTGGATTTCGGAGTAAGTGGACCCCACTCTTCCTTATTCCACTCAACCATGTCTTTCTGCGCTTCTGTTAAAGCCTTCAAAACATCTTTCCAATTACTTCTTGTTGACAAAGCCACCACCTTCCTTTTGGTAAAGTCTATTCAACTCTTGAGATTTTCTAGCAGACCATTTATATTTTCCAGTGCCATGAGTTTTCTTGGCCCACAGTCTTCTGTGTATTTTCTCTCTAAGTTTAGGGTTAGTATAAACTCCTTTAGGAGCCTTGTAGGTATGCTTAGGGACTTTTCTTTTGCTTCTACTATCTTTCTTTAGTATCTCTTGCCAAGTCATTTCCTTTCACCTCCCAACATTTTTTGCAGTATCCAAATGGTCTTAAATCTATAACATCACAAGTATAACATCTAGTACAGTATTTCAAAAAACCACCTAGGCATTTTCCCGTCTAAATAGTTGTTGTTCGTTTTTCCCATATTTAGTTAGAACTTCTTCGATTTTATTCTTAGCAAAGCCAGCACTAATCATTGTCATTTCATCTTCACTGCTTTCTTCGTCTTTCATACCTGCATCTAAGAAAGACATAATAATATCTTCATCGTTTTTGTCTACAACAGTATTTAGCAGTATTCTCTTAACTCTTTTACTGTATGTCTTAAATGAAGTATCTCCAAATTCTTTCTTAGCAATTATTCCACCAATGTTTTCCATTTCATCCATAACAGACATTTTACAGTTATCTGTATATTTTTGAATATCATCTACAAAAATACCTTCTCTAGAAAAATCAAAACCTACATGGTCTTTATGGTTCTCCCACTTCATTAACTTAAAAATTTCATCACAACGGCTCCTATACCAATCCGCCTTCTTGTAGGATTTCTTCATTCTAATTAGTTCTAAAAGCAAATTAGCATTACCTTGTTTCATTCGGAAATGTGGTAGGCACTTAGTAAGCAGTTCTGTAACTTCTGCCTGTGAATAAAAATTAAGACGATTAACTGGCCGTGTGTCTTGTGGAGATTTTTGGTCAAGGTGTAGTTTTCCAATTCCTCCGATTGCCTTGTGTATTTCGGTCATAAACGCTTTACCCCTATCTCCTGTGGCTACCAGTCCGACTCTAGGGTTGTGGTTTCTATCCATTGTAATGTAACCATCAGAATCAATAAATGCCGCAGTGTAAGCCCAAATGTTTTTCTTTATTTCTGTGTCCAAACTAAAGTACTTTCCAGAAACAGATGTAACATCTACGGACTTAGCCATCTTAGAAATAGTATGCCATGAGTTTCTGTCGTATAATGTAGAAGGCATTCGGTCATGGAGTTCTCTAGCCGATATTCCTTGATTAGCACTAACTTCATTTACGATATATTCCTTAGTCAATTCCTTTACAGATTTCTTCAAAGATGAAACACTTACCTTCTTTAGTTCTGCTCTAAATTGTTTCTTAGCAGTATTCATTTCTTTCTGCAAAGAAGAATACTGAGGTCCATATGGGGTTTCTTTTTGGTCTAGTTCTGCCTCCCAATACTTGCAGATAGAATCAACTACAGACCTTCTTTGATTACTATTTTTCATGCTATATAATTTAGCCAAGTCCCCTTCATCAAACTTCATTTTTAGAAATGGTGCATTGTAAGGAGTTAGCCAGTAAATACTGCTTATGCACTTAGATAGATGTTCCGAATATCCTTCAATAATGTTGTCTATATTTTTAGACATTTTATTTCTATCTTCGCCTTTCAGTTCTCTTCTAGCCTTTCTTAATGTCTTGACTATTTGAGGTATGTTTTCACCATACATTTTATGACTAGAAGGAAAAGACTCTATTTGTTTTTTTGCTTGAGATGCGTTTAATTGGTAAGTGGTTGCTATCTTGGAAACCATTTCATGTTCGGAGAGTACACTAAGTTCGGAACCCAAACTCATTTTTATGTCCCCGGTTAAGTCTTCAATTTGTTTAAGGTCTTCTTCTTGGGAGTCTGCCATCTCATTTAGAAGTTTAGCCGCTTCTCTTGATTCTTCGGGAGTAGGCATAATAATCACTCTAAAAGTTTAATCCCATAATACCGCCATGGCTAGTAGGCCTAGGCGCATCGAATATACCCAAATCGTCTAGCAATAAGAAGTTTTCACTAATCGTTTTAGTGGCGGCGTTTGCTAATGCTAGGCTCATAACCATGTCGTCATGCGCCCCGACTCCCTCAAACTTACCCTTGGAAGTTATAGAAAACATTGATAATTCTTCGATAAGGGCAGTAGTTACACGCCTACTTTCTTCATTAGCATAGGGAAGATGTATCTTTTCATTCTCAAAATTCATTTGTAGATTAAGGATAATGTCTTGCTTCTTCTTTCTAGTAGTGTTAAAGTCATGAACATTCAAATCCGAAACATTTCGCAGTTCTTGAGTAAAGGATTTAGCAAATACATTTGTTTCAAATAGTACTACTTCGGGTTGGAATATCTTACCTATCAGTCTAACCTTCTGTATGTTTTCTCTAAATTCAACATTTTTTGCCCTATCAATGTAGACTATGTTTTTATTGTCATGCTCATCCACTTCTAGTACTGTGATAACATTGTAGTCGCCATCAGTAGATATTGCAGGGTCAATACCAACATAATACTTGAAGCCCTCTCTTCGAGTAGGCTTCAAAACTAGATTCTTATTTTTTGCTTTTTCTAGATACTCGGGATTAAACAGTGAAGTTCCTGTAGATACTGGAACACACAAATACTCCCTAGTGAACTTTAGAGAACCTATCTCAGCCTTTCTAGCCATGAGTGCTTCATAATCCCAACGGTTAGGCCAAAGGGGTTCATTGAGAGCATTAAAGCAAGGATACTTTCTAACAGTATATGCTTGATTTTCTTCTAGTTGAGAATAAATATCAGTGTAACTAAAAGGAGTTCCAATAACTCTAAGTGATGCAGAATGGTGAAGAGTAGGAATCATGTCACCGTAAAACCAATCTGTAACCTTTTGAATAGCAGACAGACTAAACTCTTTCAAAGGGTCGTCAATAATAATTTCTTGAGGGTGAAGGCCACGAATCTGTGAACCAACGGAACGCTCTAAAATTTGATTACCATTAGTGAGGGTGATGTTTCCAATAGCCCAACCCTTAGCGGGTTTGAAATGTTTAATTGTAGGGTTATTGAATACCTTATCAATGTCCCTCATGTGAACCATAGTCTGTTTTTGGTTAGAGGAAATGTAGAGCATTTGATATGGGGGAGGTTGAAAAATTAAATTCCAAACTACCCAAGAATGCATGAACACTGATTTTCCGTGGCCTCGACTACAAATGATTACTGTTCGCTGAGTATCCCCCATTAGTTCTAACCATTCTTGTTGGTGTGCCGCAAAATCCCAACCTAATACATGCTCAAAAAAATAAGGAAATGAATTTTTAGATATTTCCATATCCATTTGTTTTTCTAAGTTTAGGTTTTCAATATCATCCATATCTTTCACCTTTTCTTCTAGTAATTATGTCCTGTAATTTTTTCTTAAGTTCATTTCCGTTTTTAAAATCATTCTCAATTATTTCTACAATTTTAGAAAATAACTTAACAATGTCTTTTCTTTTTGACCCTTTGCCAGAATAAGCAACTTTTTGAATTAAGTCAGTTATAGCAAACCACTGCTTGCCACTACCTCTATCTAAGTCACCTTGCATTTCGTATATTGAATTGATGAAAACTTGAATCCATTCTTCCGAATCTTCTAACGGAGTAAAAGACTTTAGAATGTTTCTCCAACTCATATCTTTCACCGGAAGTTAGCCTTAACATAGTACACTATCTCTTCCGAAACACCTACAGACTTAGCGATATTTGAGAAAGAATTTACTTCTTCTACAATTTTAACTACATCTGTATTTGTTAAATCAACATTGAAGTTTTTCTTGGAAGTTTTTAGAATCTCGGAAACATTGTCAAAAGACGAAAGAGAACCTAAGCCAAAGTAGGTAGGCATCCCTTTAAGAATTCTAAGAGAATCGTGGGTTTCTAGAATCTTATTTTCGATTTCACTCTTTCTTAGTTGATTCAAAAGACTTAGAATCTGCTTTACAGTGGTGCTTCCCCTCTTAGTCAATAGACTTGCATTAGATGGGTCTTGGAAGAACTGCTTTAAGAGTGACAGAACGGTGACTCTATCAGTGCTTTCTAATTCTTGAGTGTAACTGTCCTTATCGGTTGCGTCTACGCTGGCTCCTTTGAATCTAATACTACCTACTGCCTCTCTAGTTTTTAGTGAAATGGAATATAGGAACTCAGCCATATCCTCATCGAAATCTTTTATTATTTCCTTATCTCTGCCAAATGCCCTATTGATGGCTGGTCTAATTTTAAGACCTTGTTCTCTAACTTCGGACATTTTTATATTTGGCTTATTCAGTATTTCTAAGAATTTTTTAATTTCTACCAAATCCTTATTAGAAAACAACTTAACTGTTTTCTTTTGTGCAGTCTGTATTAGTTTTCTATATGCCTTAGCATAGTCGCCCGTACCTAAGACTTGTATTGACTGGTATGTTGAGTTTCTAGTCATTGGGAAATCTAAGTCCATTGTCATTACAGGATTTATGAGAGGATTGTATAGGTATTCATCCAATGCCTTCATAACTTCTGCTACTTCTGTTTTGGAATTTAATTTTGCAGGTATGGCAGGTTTCTTGCCGTAGGCAGTTCTGTATCTCTTGGGTTTTTTGTCTTTCGTATATTGCAGTCCTTCAACATCAATGTTGCCCCCCATAGAAACTTTTTGGTCAAATAGTACATCTTCTAATGCTGTAAGCAAATCTATTATAGTTGCTTCTACTGTGGAAGGATTAATTCTGTTTCCTTCCTTTGTAGTTGGATAGGCTATTTTTATTCCCTTGTTATTTACAATTTGTACGGGTAGAAATAATCCTTCTACGATTGGATTTACAGCAGTAAAGAGTGCTAATGCATCTTCAAATCTTCTCTTGTCTTCCATGTCTTCAAAGCCCATTTCTGCCATGAACTTAATGCTGAACTTTTTTACCATTGGAATGTCTTCCGGATTCAAAAAAATACCATAAACATAAGAACTAATGTAGGAATATCCTAGTGGGTCTATTACTAGAGGAAGTTCTCCGCTATACTCTTGTTGCTCTTCTTTTATTTTACTTTCTTCTTCTATGCCATCTGTGATAAGTACTTCCCCATCATCATTAACAGAAAATCCAAATTCTTCTTCTATGTATCCTTGTGAAAATGCTAAAACAGTATCGGCATATCTAGTAGCCTTGTCCACTCGGGCTGTGTCAAATTCTTGAACATAGTTATTTTCTTCCTTAGAAAATTCTTTAATTTTATCTTCTAGTTCATTGGTATCTATGTCTTGTTTTTTAAGAGAAACTACTAGACTATTGACCTTGGCTACTACCGTTTTATGTTGTCCGTGTACCTTTTTCCAACTAGCGTATATTGCCTTTCTAGTGTTTATCTTTGCATACCTTTGATTGCCCATTAACTGCAAGATATTATCTCTAACATCAATTACTGTGTTCTCTTCACCTACAGTCGTTCTCACTTTAGTTTCAAATGAACCACCGCCGGATGATTCGGAATACCATTCATCAATCCCGTCTAGAACTGTTTCTATATTGCTAAACATTTCTTTCAAATCATCTGTTTCAAATACATTGAAATTTCTTTCTTCAAGTTTTTTACGAATTTTATCAGAACTCTTTAGTGGATTTTGGCTCCTACCAAAAGCACCCTTAGAAGCAACCTCTACATCGGAAGTAGAAAAAGTTCTAGATAGTTCCATCAAAGTTATCTTTTTACCTTTGATTGTTATGCCATTAAATACTTTAGAAAGAATGTTGTTGATTGCTGTTTCTCTTTCTTCTTCCTGTTCTTTATCGGGAAGGTCTTCAATTTCCACAGGGTATTCCATCTCACCTAATTGCTTATACTCTTCCATCAAAGACAGAAGAATTTTTTTCTTTGCTTCTTTGATAGTAGTTCTAGGTATTCTATTGCCTTCCTTTCTAGAGGCTTGGCTAATCTCATCTACCCTGTTTTCAACCAAAGTTTTGATGTATCTCCTAGGGCTTCCCTTGACTTTAGCCATGGTAAAAATTACATCTTTATTGAGATTAGGAATAATCTCTCCCGAAATCTCATCAACATTCATTACCATATTACTGTTCCTCCCGTATAATACCAATACCAACCAAATCATTCATTAGAGACTCTTCTGTTTTACTAGTGTAATAGGTTGGTCTTTTTATAATGTCCATTAACTTAGTGCGTATAGACTCTGTAATTTCAGACAATAAATTCGCAAGGGAGCCACTCAACTCATCAATAAAATCTTCAATTTTATCTGCAATTTCGTCGCCTTCATCTGCGTCTATGATTCCATCTTTTGTATAATTGACCATTGTAGAAACTAAATCTTTCACTGTGGAATCTATGTCATCACTACCAACATGTGCAAAATTCAAAAGAATTCTCATTGCCACATTAACATTAGTGACGGGACTGTAAGCATTGTCTAAAGCCGAGCCATCATATTCTAAATTTTCCGGATTTTGACTAAGAATAGAAAACACTGCTCTCTCGGTAGTATCTTTTAAAAGACCGGCCATTAACTTGTTATTCAAAGCAGGTAGTCGAGTTTCGGGAGCATTATCTATTTGGCCAATTGCGTGTTGAACTTCACCAGTCAAGAATTCATCTATGTCAAACGGGATATTGACTAAATTTTCAACAGTAGAAACCGAGTTCAATTGTTCCTCAGTTATGTCGTCTGCTTGGCTTTTAAGAGCCTTCTGTGTGTCGGCATCTAGTCCCGTAACCCAAGAAGGAATATCGCTATCTTCTTTCATAGCCACAATAGCCTTCTTGATAGTATCCCAAAGGTTTTGTTTATTCGGTGTGTCTTTAGATGTAGTTGCTTTGCTAGTGTTTCTTAAATAAGTTGAAGTTTCATCTACTTCGTCAAAGACTTCTTTTATTGCATCTTCCGATAAATACGATGAATTAGAAACAGAGGACATGGTATCTTCCAATAGGCTATCTGCACCCGAAGTCAGTAGGATTTTTAAATACGGGTTGACTGATTTAGACTTAATAAAGAGAGCGTTTCCAGTATTGTGGTCTTTAAGTTCGGGAAGAATTATTTTACCGTTCTTTAGCCTAGCGGCTAATTTGAAGTATTCTAAGACTTCATTTGCATCAATGTCTTCTTGGTAGTTTTCACTGCCCTTAGATTCGTAGTTTGATTCAATGTAGGTAATTTTTTGTTCCCCTACTAGTGCCTTAAACAAAGGAGGATATTCAAAAGTCACATATGCCTCATCATAATCTTGGTTGAATAATTCTATTTCATTTTCTATTTCATCTTTAATTTGTCCTTCACGGTCTGTCAATTCTGCATTATAATTTATAGTCACGAACCCTGTTAGTTTTCCAGTAACCTTGAGTCCTTCAAAGCCACTTTCTTTAGTACGGCCAAAACCTTCCGACCTTTTAGATTCATCTTGTGGCTTCCTGCCTACAGTAAATGTTGATGTGAACTTCCCATATACAACTTGGGGAGAAGAATCAAAATTCTCTTCTGTGGGGGCCTTAGTTCCAGCCTGTGTTTCTTCTATTTTATCTACTAGTTCATAGGGGTCGGTATCTGCTTCTGTCAAATCCCTGTTTATGTGATTAGCACTGCCGGAAGAAATAATGTTAGGCATTATTTTAAGCAATAATTCATCTGTTGGGTTATCAACAAACTCTTTTAATTTATCAGCAAATGATTGTGCAGAAGGTTTAGCCTTCATAACTTTAGTTAGGGCAGAAGTCAACTTTCTTCGTAGTTTAGTATCTTTTATATTCTGTGCCTCGGATAACTTAGAAACTGCTAAAACATATTCCGAATTTTCTTTTAGTGCAGAACTGATTCCTGTACTTATTCCTGCTGAAACATCTATTGGTTCAAGCACATCAGTAACTTTTGAATGGTCTGCTCTAGGAGATTCCAAATGAGCAATAACATCTGCCATTCCGGGTTCTGTTAGAATATCTCTAAACAGCCGGTATGGGTCATATTTGATAGTAATAGTAGAGTTTTTTGAACTAATACCAACCCCTCCCCATGTTGTGCTAACGACTATGAAGTATTAAGTTTGTCACTGTTGAAACCTAAGACTGGATTTTATTTCCTTTCGGAATTCTCTAAGGGCTTCGAGGGCAACATTCTTTTTACCGCTATAATCTATGGTCTTGAATGCCTCCAATTGCCTTATGATTTCTAGAAGGGTTTCAATGTCTTCTTCGCTACCCCTACCAAAAGGTTCCTTAATTACTACTTCCCAACTCATTGTAATCTCTC